CCTATCACGAGAAGTAAAAGAAGCGATTAATGACATATTAAAAATGTCTCCGCTTCTTTTTGCTTTTAAGGGGATGGAAAGATGGAAGATTTTAAGAGATTCTATCGAATTTAAACCTAATGGCAGCAAGTATTTTCCGCTTAATTACTCAAATTCGCGTATGGATGGACGTTTACCAAACGTATTCCTTGCTGATGAAGTAGGCGCACTGCCTAACAGTTACGCGGTTGAAGCGATGCGTTCAGGACAGCTTAACATCTTAAATAAGCTAGGTTTCATTATTTCTACAAAATATCCAACAATTGACAACCCTTTTGAAGCTGAAGTGGACTATGCCAAAAAGATTCTTGATGGACAAATAGAAGATGATACCTATTTTTCGCTTTTGTATGAGCCAGACAATCCAAAGGACTGGTCAAGCAAGAAAGTAAGCGAGTGGAGAAAAGTCCTAAAACAGGCCAATCCTGTAGCTTTAAACAGTAAAGAAATTTGGGATGATTTAGTAAGACGTAGAAAACGAGCCTTGGAAATGCCTAGTGCACGTGAAAACTTCCTAACTAAACACTGCAACATCATTTATCAGGGGTTAGGCACTGAAACCTATATAGATGTAAATAGCGTTATAGAGTGTCGTACAGGTCCGATCGACTGGACAGGTATTGATGTTTATGTTGGAGTCGATTTGTCTATGACAAACGATAATACAAGCGTATCGATAGCTGGAATGGACGAGTACGGAAACATCTTAGCGGAAAGCTGGGGATTTATACCCGATGGACGTATTGATGAGAAATCACAAGCCGAGAGAATCGATTACAGGCAAATGTGCGAAGAAGGTCATGTGTTCGCATGCGGTGATCTAACAATAGACTATGCATTTGTAGAAGATTTTGTATTCGATTTAGAAAGAAAGTTAGGATGCAACATAGCCGCAATTGGCTACGATAGATATAATGCCATGTCAAGCGCTCAGAAATGGGGCGAATTATACAATGTTGTAGAAGTCAGACAGCATTCAAGTGTATTACATCCTCCTACTAAGCTTCTGAAAGAAAAGATAGAAAATCACGAGTTTAAATACGAGCTTAACAAGATGCTTGAAATAAACTTCCAAAATGCAAGATGTACATACGACACTAACTTGAATATGTACGTAAACAAAAAGCGCAGCAACGGCAAAGTTGATATGGTTGTATCTCTTATAAATGCCGTTTACTTGCTGCAGCAGGAAATCCTGGCAAACGGTGACGGTTTCGTTGCTGGTGTTTACTAGGGAGGAGGTGAATATTAGAAAATGGGTTTTATTGAAAAAGTAAGAAATGCGTTTTCAGGTGAAGAGACTGTAATACATGACCCTGTTTTAAGGTCCATCATTAATGGAGATGCATTGACAAGAGACAAAGCAATGTCATTACCACAGGTGGCAAGTGATGTAGATATCATTACCTCAACGGTGGCTCTTATTCCCATCAGACTATACAAAAAACAGGAAGAAGATGGGCGTACACAGGTTGTAGCGATTGATGATCCACGAGTAAAGATGCTCAATAGAGAAACAAATGATACGCTAGATGGCTTTCAGTTTAAGAAAGCGATGGCCGAAGATTACTTAATGTCCAAAGGCGGATATGCCTATATTTTGAGAGAACGAAATAAGGTAAGAGGTCTTTACTATGTTAAGTCGGAGCATGTCTATGTTCTTAGAAATGATGATCCAATATTTAAGCGTGCAATGTACTATGTAAACTCCAAAACATATTTTCCGCATGAATTTATCAAAGTCATGAGAAATACACGTGATGGTATAAAAGGCACAGGTGTTGTGGATGAAATCAACGATGCATTAAATACTTCTTATTCAATGCTCAAATACCAGCTTAATTTAATGAAAAAAGGCGGAAATAAGAAAGGATTCTTAAAATCCGACAGGAAATTAAGCGAACCTGCGATAAACGAGCTTAAAAGAGCCTGGACAAAACTTAACAGCAATGAAAATTCTGATAACGTAGTGGTCCTAAACCAAGGCTTAGAGTTTCAAGAATCTTCAAACAACGCTGCACAAATGCAGCTAAATCAGTCAATCACTACTCTTAATCAAGAAATAGACAAGATTTTTCATTTCAGTGATGACTACGAAAAGTTTATTAAGAACGCAGTGCAGCCAATCTGTACTGCTTTTGAGACTGCTTTAAATCGTGATTTGCTTTTAGAAAGAGAAAAAGATGATTATTTCTTTGCTTTCGACTATAGCGAAGTGCTAAGAGCAAACATGAAAGAGCGTTTTGAGTCTTACAAGCTAGCTAAAGAAGCTGGATGGATTACGAAAAACGAAATCCGAGAAATGGAACATCTTAAGACTTATAAAGGCTTGGATATCATTGATGTTGGCCTTGGATCAACTAACTACAATCCTGTCAAGGATGAATGGTTTGTACCTAACACTGGCCAAATGACAAATAGTGACAATAATACATCATCATCAAATTCAAGCGGTCAAGGTGATGATGGAAATACGAAAGGAGGTGAGTAATACAGTATGAAAGCCGAATTATTAGCTTACGGTGAAGTTGTAAGTAATGAGTATGCAAAAATGTACGAGGGGTGGTATGGCGAAGACGTTAGTAACCTGTTCATCTTCCCACAGAAATTCAACGATGTAATCAATGAATTAAATGAAGGAGATGAGTTAAATGTGTTCTTTAATAGTCCAGGTGGAGACGTATTTGAAGCTGTATCAATTTCTAGCCAAATTAAAAGAGCGCGCATGCGCGGTGTTACAGTAAATGCCTATATTGACGGCTTAGCAGCTAGTGCCGCAAGTTTTTTAGTGATGGCATGCGACAACGTTTATGCTTATACATCTTCTATGATGATGGTACACAAGCCTATGTCGGTTGTTTATGGAAATGCGGACGAGATGCGTACGACAGCTCAGACGCTTGAAGATGTTGAGGATGCAACATGTATGCCACTATATCTAGAAAAGGCGAAAGTGCCAGAAGAAGATATTAAAGAAGCACTTACTGCTGAGACGTGGTTAAGTTCTAAGTCTATGTGTGACATGTTCAATATCACATTATTAACAAACGTTGAAGCACCTAATCAGGCTAAAACACAGCAAATTATGAAGTACTGCGCTCAACAGTATCACATGCCAGCAAACTTCTTAAAAGGTGCAGGCATTGATCCAAAAGAGCCAACAAAAACTAAACAAACAAAGAAGACTGGTGAACCTCCAAAACAGGAAGATTATACAGTCTTTTTTAATGCAATCAACAAGATCAAGGAGGATTAATGTATATGTTCAACATTAAAGCATTGCAAGAAAAAGTTAATGACTGCGCGAAAGCTATGCAGTCTATCGTAGAAACAGCACAGGCTGAAAACCGTGCTCTCACTGATGAAGAAAGAGCAAAATTTGACCAGCTAAACAAAGAAGCAACAACTGCTAAAGAAGATATCGCAAGATATCAGCAAGCAGCACAGTTTGGATTAAATTTAGATGATCCAACACAAAATAACAAATTAACAGTAGAGCAGAAAGAGACAAGAGCTTTTGAAAATTTCTTATCTAACAAATTATTTGGTGCACCTTTACAGGAAGGTACAAATATCACTAGAGGCGACAATGGTGCAGTTATTCCTACTACAATCGTTAACAAGATCATTGACAAGGTAAAAGATATTTCGCCTTTATTCAGAGATGCTGAAACATACACAGGAAAAGGCACTATCGCTATTCCTTATGTAGACTCAGCTAATGATAACATTACTGCTGAATTTGCTGATGAATTTACTGATGGTGATGCAACAGCTACTAAATTATTAACTGTATCATTAAACGAGCATTTAGTTAGAGTACTTTCATTAGTATCTCAGTCATTAATTAACAATGCATCTGTTGATATCGTTGAATTGGTAACTACTAAGATGGCCGAAGCAGTAGCGGAATTATATGAAGCTGCAATTTTAGGTAAAAAAACTACTAACGGTGTAGAGGGTATCTCAACTGTACCTGCCAACATGACAGTTACAACTAAATCAGCAACTGCTATCACTATGGATGAATTAATTGATTTAAAATCTAAATTAAAAACAGTGTTCCAGCGAGGAGCTTATTTTGTAATGTCACCTGAAACTTGGACTGCTATCCAGAAACTAAAGGACGGAAACGAAAGATATTTCTTGAATAATGATGTATCTAATGACTTTGGTGATATGTTATTTGGCAAACCTGTTTACACAACTGACTTCATTGATGGCATTGAAGCAGGCAAGACTGCAATTGCATATGTAAATCCTAAGAAAGCATTAGCTAAATATTTATCAGAAACATTTGAATTAAAAGTGTTAACTGAAAAATATGCTGAGCAGCATGCCATTGGTTTTGTCGGCTGGTCTGGATTTGATGCAAAAGTACAGAATACACAGGCAATTGCAGTATTAAAAATTAAAGCTTAAGGAGTGATCTAAATGAAAGCTCTCGTACTAAAAGGATTTGCTACACGCAGTATGAGCTGCCACGCAGGACAAACAATTGATGTTGATGGAGCATTATTGGAAGACCTAAAGGGCGCAAAATACATTAAACCTATCACCGCCAGAGCAAAGCCAACAGCAGCTAAAAAGGCTCCTAAAAAGAAAGTCACTAAGGCTTAAGGCGGTGAAGTCTTATATGAAAATCAGTGAATTAACACTTGAAAATTTAGCCAATTATTTGAAAATTGATGATTTAGACGAGGCACTTATTGATTTACAGTTATGTTGGGATGCTGCACTATCTTTTATCGTTAACCGAACAGGAATGAAGAAGAAAGATGTTGAAGATTGTGATGATCTTACTTATTCTTTCTTCGCACTGTGCGGTGAGATGTATCAGAATAGACAGTTAAGATTTGAGCAGGGTAGATACAATAACGAACTCGTATTAGACGCGATTGACGCGCATTCAATTAATCTCCTACCTTCTAGCGTCGAGGAAGAAAGCAATGGCTAGAAAAAATATCGGACAGTTTACCAAGAAAATCACCTTCTACAGAAACGAACAGGTGACAGGTGAACTAGAACAAACTGTGATAAAGCCGATGCCGTATAAGACGGTATGGGCAAACGTTGTGGAGTTTAGCGGAAATGAGACATATGATGCACAAAAACTAAGAGGCAATGCATTCTACAAATTCACAGTACGCTACTCTTCAAAAGTGAATCGTGAAACGATTACAAATGACATGATGATTAAATATCGAGATGATTTTTTTGATATCAAGGATGTCAATGATGTACAGGAAGCACATGATCAGCTAGAAATAGCTTGTGAGTTGCATATCTTTAAGAAGAAAACAGGAGGCTTAAGAAGTTTAGATGTCTAAAGAGTTTTCTGTCACGGGATATGAGGAACTTTTATCTTCGTTAGATGAGATGGCTAAGGAGTATCCAGATGTTACATATGATGCTATGGTTGGCGTTGGTAACGCATTTAAGAGGACACTTCGGAAGAATGTTAAAGAAGCTATGAAGACATATGAAAGACCTTTCTCGTCAGATGATTATAAGCGCATGATGAAAGGGTTTAGAACTACTGTACGCGGTTACGGTAATACAACGCTTGTAGAATTTAGCGGACAAGGCCGCGGAAATGCCGACTGGCATTTAATAGAAGATGGTCATGAGATGGTAGCTTCTAAGACACATACAGTAGCAACAGGCAGAGGCTTTAAGACTGTACCTGCTGATGGAAAGGAAAAAGGAAGTAATTATCGTTTCATTAGAGGTATTAAACAAGTACCTGCTACTGTTGAAGGCTTTGGTGATGAATATGAGAAGGCATTAGATAGAGCCATGAAAAGGATGATAGACAAGTATGAGCGATAGTGTACAAGAACCAACAGACGAATTAATGCTAAAGCAAGCCATCAATAACATGCTCACTAAGTGTTTTGGTGAAGATGTTAGGGTTTATGGCCATGAGGTAACGCAGGGTTATATCGAGCCTTGCTTTTTTACTGATTTGCGTTTGGCAAGTGATGAGCAGTCTAGCGCAACTACTACGCTTAAAGTTTACAATGTTTATATCTACTTCTTTCAGAATTTAGATGAATATGATGAGTCTATTGATTACAAAGTAATGAAGAAACTTAGATTATGGCTCATTGACAATTCGCCTGCTAAAAACTGCTATATACTTCCTGTAGGACATAGATGTTTAACTGTACACAGTTTGTCAAATACTCGAATTGGAGAAAATTATGACCGCTTTGAAATTAGCTTTACGCTACGTTTCAATGATGGCTCATTAATTCCAATTGACTATGAAGATGTGGGAGATCTTGAATTAAAAACAGAGATTAAAGAGAGTATAGATTAATGCTCTCTTTTTA